TGCAGCTGCATCAAGTGCACCTTTAGCAAAACCAAAGACAGCGCCACCGACTAAAAGACCACTGAGACTTTTACCAAAGTTGTCAGTCGACTGTTTAGTTTTTTCTAAACCTTCGGCAGTCGACTTTGCTTCAGTCTTGATGTTCTTTAGCGACTGAACAGCATCACCAGCGCCGGAAACTTTAAAGATGATGTCGAAAATGCCAAGCGCCATTAGAGTGTCCTTTTAGCCAGGACCGACATGACGGCCTTGACTATTTCAACGATCTGATTTTCCCAGACTTCACCCGCCCATGCGATTTCAGCGAACTCATCGAGTGTCAGATCAGTTTCACGGGGATGACGCTTAAGATGCCGCACACTTGTGTACAGTATCTTTTGCGCCACCCCGCCTAGTCGTTTGGGATTTCGTCGACCGCCGCTTCGATGTCAATCGGAAACGCTCTCGCAAACTCTCCGACGGTATAGAGGTATATGTCAGAGCGATCACGAGCGAGCTGTGCGAAGCGACGCGCCGGATTGATTTCACCGTCGCCAGATTGAGTCACATAACACCGCGCCATGATCATCAGAATCTGAAGCATCTGAGCAGGGAACTCAGGAAATGCAATCTTTAACATCTTCTCGACTTCAGGTCGTGGAAACAGGTCCGACGCCTTCGGTTCGCGAAAAACAAAAGCTCCAGGTGCTCCGATGAAGCGCTCGATGTCGACCGTGTAGTTAGGTCGTCCTTCGATTTTTGGAATGTTGTCGAAGATTGAATTACTCAAGTTATGATCCTGACAGGCCAGTGATTCCGGACACGCCAAGCTTGATGGTCGCGGTTTCGGTCTGTGTTTCTTCCGGAGTCAGGGACAGCCCTGCTTCTGTCACCATACCAAAATACTTCACGACGTTGCCAGCAACGGAAGCTGCGCCATCAAGGTCGACATCGATCTCACAACCAAACCCGAGTTTTGATACGAAAAGAGGACCAGTAGTGTTATCGATGTACAGTTCAATATTGACCGTGCCAGCCTGTGTGGTTGGAAGAGATGCTTCGTAGACGGCGCAAAGTGCTGTCGCATTGACCATGTTCTGTGTGATTGTGGTCGAGAAGGACTTTGCCAAACAAACCACTGATGTTGCGGTCGTGGTCGGAAGTGCAATCGTGTCGCCAGTCAAAGCGGCAGCGGTGAAAGTGATTGTAAGTGTTACATCTTTAGCGAGAAGCGGACGGGCCATAGTTATACCTCTGGTGTTATTGTGGCAACGTAAATCTGAGCGATGCCATTATCGACGCGACCATCCTGCGACACGTCGACCGATGATGATACCGATGCACGATTCAAAAAGAATACAGGCGTCGTGCTGTTTACTGTCTGTCGGTTTAGTAGTGTATCGATTCGATCTACGATGCCCTTGATGCGAGCCATCGAGACTGCACCACTCTGTGTGTCCCAGCACCACACCTGGTGCACGGAACTGGTGAGGATTCGACCGCCACACATGGCCGTTGTGTCGTCCTGGCCATTGTCAGTGTGACGTACAACGATGTAGGGAACCTGTGGCTGTCGCAGACTGATCGGGTCCTTTTCAGGAGCCAGGTACAAATAGATACCCTGCTGGTACGATGGCGATCGGTTGTCTACCGTCAGCAGTCCCTGGAGCGTTGCGTCAGCTCTGAGCGTGTCGTATATCCATTCATCGACAACTAAAGACTCAACCATTGAAGTACTTCCTCACCACGTTTGTGAAAACATTCCATGCCTTCGTGGATGCTGGTATCGCGAACGGTCGATTCTTTTGGAACTCGAGAATCTTGCCATAAGGCGCCGCGATGCTGATCACATACTCGTATGCATTGACCTTGCCGATGGTGATCGATGTCCGCAGGAATCCTGTTCTCACCGCTGGTGCTTGTCCTGGCGCGGATGCTTGATAGACTGTCCCGCCGACCTTATAGCGTCGTCCTGACTTTGCGCCTGTCATGAGTGCGATCATGCCAGTGTACGAAGCGCTCACCGCATTCTGGAGAAAAATAGCCAGCATGCGAAAACGTTGCTCCGCGTCATCGAAGCCGGAGAGGTCGACCTTGACGGTCACGGTGCTAGGACCTCGATGAGCAGTGGACCGAAGCGTCGCACGGTAGTCGACACGGTGAAGGACAAAGTCAGACGCACGACAGCTGCTGTCGGGTATGCGGCAGGGTTCAGGACCGTCACAATGCCCTGTGAGCTAAGAGACTTCGTGAGCGTGGCTGTTCCTGTCACGAAACTATACGCAACGCCTGTGGCGGCTGTCGTATATGTCGCCGCGAGAGTACCTGTCGTGATGTCAATCGGTGAGCCGTTGTCATCGACCAGGCGCAAAACGTAAGTGTGCCAGTCTCCTGTCCAGGCAGCGATTTGCGTGACCTGTTCGGGATCTTCGGTTATCTGAAGGATGTTCACACTCATACTGGCCTCACATACAATCTCAATGGTCCAAAGATCTGCGTGTCGGTCGCGCCGGTTGTTCTGGTCACAGTTACAGTGTACGTGCCAGACGTGTTCGTGACCGTAGTCGTCAAACCGAATGACAGTCTGCCATTGTCCGCATACGTGGCGGTTCCGCTGTAGGTGGCCACAAGTGTCCCCGCTGAACTGTAGACCTTAGCCGTGACCGTCGCACCAGTGATGTCGATGCCAGTGCCATTAGCGTCAGTGACCTGCACATCGATGCTCGTAGCGGTTCCAACATTTACATCAAGCGGCTGATCTGCTCCGAGGCCATCAGCTAGAAGTTGATAAGGTCCGATGTGTACGCTGGTCGCAGCTGACACAGGCGAGAGAAGTTCTGCGGAGATGTAGTCTGTTCCGTTGTGAAGGAGAGCGCCAGACAACTCGGACGCAGCTGCTGTGCTGTTTACGACAGCATGTACGTTTGACTCAATATGGTTTGCAGTCCCAACGTTTACAAGTCGGTTATCTGCTACCGTCTTTAGTGTTCGTGCTCCAAACGTAGATGCTGTTACGTGCGATGTGTATGGTTCGTCCCACACCGCTGCTGCTGTCTGCGCTGCCGTCAAGCCACCACTGCTCAGAGTGACCGTCATGACCGCGCCGTTAGTACCGCTTGCACCACGCACCACGATCGTGACATCAGATGCTCCAGCGGCAAATGCCGCGTTAGGGACATCCAAACGATACACGCCCGGCACTAGGCTCGAGCTAATCTCTGCAAAGCCACCAGAAGTCCACGCGCCTGTTGCTGTCTGCGTTACCAGCGTGATAGCCACCGGAGCCGACTGATTGCGGACGTAGTAGGCTGCTAGACCGGAGGTGTTGAATACCAGCCCTGTAGCACCGAGGTAGAGTTCGATGCTTTGTGAGGTGCTGGCTGGAGCGATTGTGATTGCTGAGGCGTTTCGCTCAATCGGTAGATATGCAAATGGTACTGGTTGTGTTTGATATTCAGCAGCTCCAATAGTTGGCGTTGATGGAGCCAGCCAAGTAGTACCGTAGATATCCGCCGCTGGATTGTTACCGCTCACACCTGCATTGCTACCAGCCTGTGAGGTCGTTAATGGACTAAAGAATGGAGAATCAAGGAAACCTTGAATTCTGCCAATGGAACCATTTAATGGATTGTACACATTAGTTTTTGTTGTTAGGGACGTGGAAATATTGGTTACCGATGTCGGAGCATTAATAACGTTGTATGTCTGAACTACAGCTGATGTATTTGAGACATCAGACAAAATACCTGTAGTTGGCGATTCAATATGACAGTTCTGAATCACAGATGGATATGTTGTAGATAAGGCTGAAAATATACGGAATCCATACAATCCTTGTATGTAATTATTTACTACTTTTACACCACCTAACTGTCCAGATGTAACACTGTTGATCGATAAAGCGCCCTCAAAGGTATTCGTACTTGATGCCAAGAAAATGTTGTCTGATATTACTGTTTGACTATCCCATTGACCTGAATGCGACAATCCACCCATTGCCATGCGGCAATTTATGACTACGTTGTTACTAAAAATGAATCCAGTTGAACCTGCATTTAATGAATTTTGGACATACCCTCTTTGTACATTGGTTGCTGGTTGTGCAAACTTACATCTATAAACTCGCAATGCAGATGATGTGGCAGTGAAAACGTTTGTGCTTGTATATCCATAAAGCACGACATCTTGTAAAGTTATGAAATTTTTACTTATGGTTAAAACATCACCAGATGTCACGTTGACATTATCTGCGTTGTAGTTTGTAAAGATAACAGGACCAGCAGTGACACCACTGAACTGCGATGCTGTTGGGTTACCTGCGATGGTTATGCGCTGACCTTCACTGGAAGGATTGGTGAATCCTGCTGTAAATGCTCCACGATAAACACCGGGAGCGATATACAAAGTGTCAGCCGGAGCGATACCTGTTGCACCGATTGCTTTGGTTATTGTTTGCCACGCCAGCGCAGTAGTCGAACCTAGACCAGTATTTGAATCGTTACCGTCAGTCCTAACGTAATAAGTAGCCATTACTCGGCATCTCCACTGGCAATCTGTTGAGCCATAATCACTGCGAACTGTTGAACAATCCCATACTGAAACTGTTCATCCTGCTGAACCCACCAGATATTGACAGATGTTCCATCACGTCCAAACGTACCAATCTGTATTCCAGAATCGTCAAAGATATCACCGTAAACACGCCAGTCTGTTGACGGTGCAGGTTCCTTTTCAATGCGGAAGTTTTGCAGGTTCATTTGCCCACCTTCATTGCATTCGCTTGCACACCCTTGAACGGCATCGTGAGGAACGCCAGCACACTAGACACCGCAGCTGAGACACCCGCCGCTACCGCCTTGCTCCCGTAGAGTGCCAGCACTGCGCCTAGCTCGGCAATGTCGTGCGCTTCGGATGTTCTGACGCCATCGCCGAATACGGAAGTAAAAGCAGCTGTAAAAGCCACGATCACAACGACCACGAGTCTCTTGATTGAAATGCTGTTCATCGGTTTATTACTGCCTCCAACGCGCTGACCTTGTTTTCAAGTTTACCGAGTCGCTGTTCGATGCGGCGCACTTCCTGCTGTTGACCATCGAGCGTCGAGATG